GATAGCGTTCGCATCTCTTTCGATTTGGAACAGCAGACCCTTGAACTTCTCAACCGACCAACGACCGTTGGAGTCGATATCGAGGTCAAATTGACCAGCGGTAGCAACGTTGGTTTGAGCGCCAGCTTCAGCAACCTTATAGATGGTTCTGATAACTTCACGGTTGATCTCAGCCAGAATCTCAGTCGAGAGAATGTTGGCGAGTTCAGCCTCAGCGTTCAGACCGTGGATTGCCTTAAGGTCTTGTGCCAGTTCCAGCGAGTATTCTGCCTTCAGAGCACGGCTCTTAGCAGTAACGGTGACTTTCTCGATCGAGAAGGCCATCTTGTTGAACTCGTCGCCGCTCTCACCGAGGGTCTCAGAGTTCAGGGTGCTCATGCCTTGACCAACGCTGTAGTCAGCAGGACCAGCATTAGGATCAAGAACACCAGGGTTGGAACCACGCTGGAGGGTTGTACCGAAACCAACGGAACCGCCGGAATCAGAACCACCAGTGTAATCACCTTGGGTTGCGTCGTAGCCTTGACGCTGAGCAGAGAATGCCGAATCGGGCTCGTTGAACAGGGCCTCGGTTCCGGTCATGTTCTCGTAGCGAGAACGCATTGCGAAGATCAGTCCAGTGGGGCCGCTCATGGGTTGAACGCCAGCGAGGTCATAAGCGACCAGGTTGGGCATCGAGCGACGGATGAGGCTGATCAGAACGGGGTCAAAACCGCCAGTGGGGTTGCCGCTATCGGTTCCACCACTACCGTTGTAGTAGGCACCACCGCCAGCCGAGAACGACTGGGTGGGGGCTTCCATCAGGTTGTGACCACGATTGAAAGATTGCTCCTCCATGAGGAACTTTTCTTGGTTTTCCAAGAGAGTGGCAGTAACTGCACGACGATGGGCGTCCTTAATAGGATCACATCCAGCGGCATCCAGAAGGGGAGCCCACTTCTCTTGAAGCTGTTGCGAGTTAAACATGCTTCGTTTACCTGTGATTGTTTGAGTTTACTAAAGGGTGCGAGATTATTTGTTGCCGAGAGCGCGGAGATATGCGTTCATGCGTCCAGCAGGAGCAGCAGGAACGGTTTCCATACCTTCAGTCAATGTCTCGGTTGTTTCTTGCTTGGCAACCTTCTCGGTAGAGAAATACGATTCTCTGAGGTTTACCAGCCTCTCGCGATAGGATTCTTCACTCTCAAACTCAACACTTTCAGCAAGAGATGCGAGTTTCTCCTTTTGGGTTACAGCAAGTCCTTCGGATACGTCCTTAAGGATGTGATCAGCGACGGACTCACCGAGCCTTTGATTCAGAGAAATATTCTTCTCAATTTGCTCGTTGAGTTTTGCCTCCATGTCATCAAGTTTGTCTACCATCATTTCGACAACATCATATTTATCGTCAGGGATATTCACATAATGATCTTCAAAAAGACCTCTCATTCCTTGCAGGAACGATTCAGTCATTTCTGTTTTCAGACCGTGCTCGATCTGCAGTTCGTTTTCCTTGATCCACTCTTCGGAAACGTACTCAAGATAAGCATCGACGCGAGTGACCAATTCTTCCTTGATCTCCTCAACTTCTTCAACAATGCGAGCGGCATATGCTTCTTCGAGTTGCTCACGAACTTCGGAAACTTTAGCCTTAACAGTTGCTTCGAAGATGATTCTCGCTTTCTCTTGGAATTCTTCCGAGAGTTCTTCGCCAGAGAACAGAGCGGCAACATCTTCTTCGATGTTAACGTCGGTTTCTTCTTCTTCGATGGTGGACTCATCCACGATTTCTTCGTCAGACTCTACGTCTTCGCCGTAGGTGTTCTTCTTCGAAGCGTCCATTGCTTCCGCTGCTTTTGCTTTAGCGTTAACTACGTTACGAACATGCGAAAGAGAAGGCTCTTTCAGTTTGGCCGAGTCATCATCGGGCTTGTAGTTCTCAGGAGTGGGGCCACCGAGATCCTCAATCTGAGCATGTCCAGGGACATAGGTGCTCTTCTTAGATGAGTCCATCGATTCGCCAGCTTTCGCTCCCCTGGTTACAGGGTTCTCCATTTCTTGTAAGTTTTTTCCAGCGGACATTGTTAACTTCTCCGAAAAAATCGTGTTAAATTTAACCTAAATGTATTTATAAATTACAAGTTTGCCAAGAAATCTTGGAAGAGATTAAGTTTGTTCTCTTCAAGTCTTCTAGAGTCAACAAGTGTGTTAATCTTCTTGTAAGTTTTCTCTGCGAGTTTTTCGCGGAGGATGCCTCCATCCCATACCCAATCCTTTCCTTCCATGATGCCATTGACAAACGCATCAGGAGCGGAAGGATCTGCTACAATATCAGCAGCAGTGGCGAGCATGAAGTCATCATTGACTAAACTGTATCCTTCTTTGGTGGGACTTAAAGTTCCAACACCACGAGAGGAAACGCCAAGTTTTACGCCTTCAGATAAGAGAGACTCAGCAATCTTACCCATAGGAGTAGAAAGGATTTTAGCCTTTCCGATAAAGTTATTGCCCTCTCTTTGCAGAGAAACAATTTTGTGGGATACTCTATCGAGGTTAACTGTAGGCCCATCAGGGTGACCGAGTTCGCCTAAAGCACGTCCTTTGTCGATAAAGGTTTCGGTGTATCTCTTTACTTCTCTTTCCATGAGTCCCATGGAATAGACGCGACGGTTTCTGTTAGGCTGTTCGGTCTGAAGAAAAATTCCTTCGATATACAGGTTCTTCTTACCGTTGCGAGATTCAACGATAACTTCTACCTGTTCGATTTCTTCTCTGATGAGTTTCATTTTTTTAAACGGTAAATCCTACTTTTGCACCTTTAACTTCAGCATTTGCTGCAAGAAGCAAATCTCCATGATTTTTTTCGATGAACTCGGTTGTTCCTGCAGGAATGGTCATAGAACCAATTCCTTGATATTCCGAATCCAAAAGAGTGACCAAATGTGCAGTTGATGCACTGCTATTGTATAGACGAACAACAGTTGCTTGACTAAAACTAGATGCAGCACCAACTGTAGTGGGTAGAGCAGCTTCAGCTCCAAGTAGCAATGTTCTTGCCATTATTCTTGATCCTCTTGTGTTTCTTCATAATCATCTTCGTACTCTTCTTCAGAGTCGTACTCTTCCTCATCTTCTTCTTCGCTTGGTTCGCCAAAAAGTTGACTTGCAACAGAGTTCCTCATAGCATCAATTCTCTCAGATGACTTATTGAAAAGTACATCTTTGATAGCATCACTGACCTCAGATGCGGATCGATCATCGATGATCGCATCGATAATTTCAGAAGGTGTCATGGTATTAGTTCAAACCTGTATAATTTATTTATCTGATCAGATCTCTCCGCCCTTTGGAGGCTCTACAGACTTCTCATCAACTTGATCATCTTTAGGAACATTTCCTAAGTTTTGACCACCATTACCACCATCTACAGGTTGACCATCTGCACCAATTCCTGCCATTTCTTCTGGGTCAGGAAGAATACCTTTTTCAATCTCATCTTCAATCTGAGCATCAATCTCAATAATTTCTTGATCTGTCTGTCTCAGAATATTGCGACGAACATACTCAACAGAATAATATTTGCCGAGATATGGTTCGATCTGAGCAACAACTCCAAGACGGCTGTTCATCAGTTCAGCATCTTTGAGTTCATCAAATTGATTATCGTAAATGTAATCAAATTGAATGTGCTCTTTCATCAAATCCCAATCTTCTGGGGTGATGATGTTTTTGAGGATAAGTTGAGTCTTTAAAAGATCCAGGAAGATATTGCTGAAACGTTTGCGGAGACGGCCAACAAACTTAGCAAACTTAAGTTCATCTCTCAAAATCTCAGAAGAACGGCCGAGGTTGAAACCACCATCAGCAGCAATTCTAGATTCGGGAACTTGAAGGGATCTGTAAAGTTTCTTTTGGAAATACTCTACGTCAGACAGTTCTCCAAGGTTTTGACCACCAGGAAGAGTTGTGATTTCTGTGCCACGTCCACCTTCTCTTCTAGGCAGCCAGAAATCTTCCAGCATGGACATGTACTTTCTATCATCACGAATCTCACCAGTGCCAGCATCGTAAACCAGTTTGTTACGATACCTGTTCATCACATCTTTGAGGTATTGCTCAGCCTTAACTTTAGGCAGATTACCAACATCGATGTAGAAAATTCTACGCTCTGGAGCACGAGACAATCTATAGATAACAAGCGAGTCTTCAATCATACGAAGTTGATTGAGAGACTTAATTGCTTTGTGGAGATACGAAAGAACAATAGACTTGTTCCTATCTACCAGACCAGAGGTGCAATATGTAATTGCATCTTTTGCAATTCTTACTCCTTTTGCTTCACTACCCCCAGTAATTTGCGAGGGGTACATTTGTCTAGGAGTATACATGAAGTACTCCTCAATCTCTGGAGTAACTCCTCTAGCAAGTTGGTCTGCAGTATCTTCTCTTGAATTGATTCCAGTAAGAGCAGCTCTTTGATTCTGAGTCAGTTTCTTTTCCTGTCGGATATAACGCATCTTAAGAGCGTCAATAAATCTGATCTCTTGAAGACCAGCCGCAGGATCTTTTAGATCGATAATTTTGTGGTAGTAAATTCTACCATCAACATACCAGTTTCTAAAAATTTCGTGACACTTAGAATCAAAATCAAGAAGATCTTTAATGTACTTAAATTCTTTACGGACGATTTTTTTAATGTCGTCACTAGCATTAAGATTTTGAAGATCAATAGAAACGGGAGAATCATTCAGATCCGAAACAATTGCTTCGTTCACAATATCTTCAATGGCACTGTCACACTCTGGGTGCAGAGCCATTTCCCTATATCTTCTAATCAGATCGGCCTCAGTTTTGTAGACACCTTCAATGTCAACGTATTGACCATAAAAACCGCTAGAAAGATAATAGTCAACCCCATCCTCATTATTAGGAGGAACAGGGCTGACTACACTTTTGGGTTTTGGATCGGTGTCTTCAATTGAGAAGCCAAAAAGCTTAGGCATTATCTAAATCCGATTTCTACTATCTCTATTTAGGTGACCTTATCAACCAGTGATATCTCCACCATTTCCATATGCTTCCCAGTACTGGACTTGGAGTTCAACAGTGAACTCTTCCAGAGTATCGGAAGAATCATATGAAAGTTCGATCTGCGATACGTTGGTGGGGAACACATCATAGAAACGATATGTTCTGATTGTATCTCCCTCACGATTCAGTTGGAATACATATGCATCCGACTTGTAGTTGAGGGGGTTGCTTTCTCCAGTGGCATCTGCTACGTTATTGATAGCATTCATCCACTTTTCAAAAGCACCTCTGATTGCAAAGTCAGTATCGTTGATTACGGTTACTGTCCAAGTATCGAAGGTTCTATCACCAGCGATCTTGAGAATTCTTCCTCTAAAAGGAATATCAATGGGAGCAACGTTGGAAGCAGGCAGCGCAGCTGCCTTTACCAAGAATCTTGCTTTGTCCAGAACATTGTTATCTGCAGGAGCAATACCAGGGAACGATAATGCAACTTCAAACAGATTAGGTCTGGCACCGCCACCAGTCAGTTTGCTCTTGAAATCACTGATCTTCCTTAAAGCCGGAGGGTTGAGTTGTTGTCTACTTGCCATTGTGGAACCTCTAGTCTTTTTTGATATTTAAGGAATTAAACGTTACCGATGACTTCTTCAAAGTCAACACCGCTGCGAGTAGCAACGAATGTCAGACCGATGAAGTTGATGGAACGAGCGGGTTTGATGTAAATGTCAGCCACGAACTCGTTGTTGTCAATTACAGCAGCGGTGTTATTTGTTTCGTCGCAGATGACAACGAAATCTGTGATACCACGCTTGGACTGAACATCTCTGAGGAAAGGTTCAATCGTGTTAACGAAGTTGCTTCTTGTGATTTCGTCGTTGAACTCAAAGAGTTGATCCTTGGCGGCAGCGGAAATCGCTTTCTCCAGGAACAGGAACAAACGACGAACGTTAATTCTGTCAAAGGCAGAAGACTTAGCAAGAGCCGTCTTGTCTCCAAAGAGAACAATACCAGATCCAGATTGGAAGATTACGGGGTTGATTCTGTTGCTGTAAAGAACATCTCTTTGTTGCTGGTTGGGGTTATAAGGAACCTTAACAGCATTCAGGATAGCACCTCTCAGGGTTCCAGCGGGAGAGAACCAGGGGAAGTTGTTGATATCGTTTCTAGCACAGATGCCAGCGATATCTCCATTCAGAGGAACATATCTGAAGGTAGCATTGAAGCGGTCATACATGTACTTATAACCACTATCAAATACAGCGTAGGAGGAAGATGTCAGAGGACCGAAGAATCCAACTACGTTATTTGTGATGTCTACATCAGAGTTTACAGTTACCGAACCAGCGGCAGCATCATTGATGATTGCTTTTCTGTAGGGCGAGATGAATGCAAGAGCATCCTTTCTTCTCTCTGCAACGTCAATGGCCTTCAGAGCAACAGATTGTGCTTCTGCGAGGTTATAGTTGGCAGATCCCATCAGAACGAAATCTACGGGATAGTTATCGGGGTTAGCGAATACTTCAAAACCAGCTCTAATGTTTGCAGCAGAAGCGGTGAGACCACCAGAGTTTGCAGCAGTGTTGGTAGTTCCAGTCTTGGCACCGTAGTTAACGCCACCACCAAGTTGCATGTTGGTGTTACCGATACCAGCAAAGTTGATACCTTGAGCAGGTTGATCCCATGCAGTATCTGTAGCAGCAGTCCATCCAGTTGCGGTTGTGAATCCAGTTGCTCTGGTTCCAGCAGGTTGACCACCAAGATAGATGTTATCGGACTGAGCCTTGACATACTTTCTATAGTAGGAAGCATCACCTACAGAGAACTCAGCATCAGTTGCCTTAGAAAGGGACAGGTGCTTCTCAAGGATAGTTCCAACGTTTCCTGTGATTCCGCCTTTGTCGTCGATAACGACAACGTGAACTTCATCATTCTTGGCAGCTCTTACTTCAGCGTATCCAGAAGTTCCAGGACGCTCAGCGATTTGATTCCAAGCAAGTTTGGTTCCATTGGAAAGGTCGATTGTTTGAGAATCGAACCAGTCACCAGGAGTTCCGTTTCTGAGGGATCCGAAGAATGTTACTGCAGCACCAGATGCAATAGTAACAGCAGTTGTCGATCCAGCACCGATGGTGAAGGATGTTAAACCATTGCTGTACGATACACTACCAACAGCAACAAAAGTCAGAGCACTACCTACATGAACCGAAGATCCAGCAGCAACAACTGCAGAAAGATCTCCAGCGAGAGTGAAGGATGTAGTTCCAGCGGTTCCTGTTGCGGAAAGTGTGCTCGATCCGTTCTGAATGAAGTCGGCAGCAAGACCAGTGCTGAGAATGGGCTTGATTCCAGTTTGTCCAGATCCACCAGCAACAAACTTATATGTTCCGTTGGGGGTGTAATCGATACTCGTTACTACACCAGCAGCAGAAACGTGCTGAGTAACTTTAACTTCAATCCGACCAGAACCAACTTCGGTGATGATTCCTTTCAGGTTACCGTCGAGTGCAACTGTTCCTCCGATTCCAGGAACAACAGTTCCAGAGGGGATTGCTTGGGAAACACCCATACCAACAGTCAATCCTGTTGTGGTGATACCTGTAAGAATCTGATCGCTCTTGCCATCGATCATGGCAACTCTCAGGGTGTTACCCCAAGAACCAGGATCACGGCTTACAACGTCATAGTTGGTGATGGTGTTATCATCGTATCCAAGATCACTATAGTGTTCGGCACTCTTGATCTTGGGGCCTGTTCCCCAACCTACGCTGCTATAAAATGCGTTCTTGAGATCTGCATCATCAGCTCTAAGAACTCTAAGAGCGCCACCATATGCAAGGTAGGAGGAACCTACAAGCCAAGTTTCATACTGCTTGTCGAGATCATAAGATTGTCCGAAGTTGCTCAGTAACTCAGATTCGTTAGCAACTAAAACGGGCAGTTCTACGGGTCCTTTAGCAAAGGGACCAACGAGAGCACCCGTTCTGTCGGACGTAGGATCGATTCTCCCTAAAGTAAGATCTACTTCTCTTACAACAATGCCAGGAGATGCTAAATTCAGCGGCATCTTATTTCTCCTCGTGGGTCCAGAATAAGTCTGTAAGTATTTAGAATTTTGATCGCTTTAAGTGGGGAAACAATGCATGAACAATCTACCAATCAGGATATTGCCAATTTACTGCCTCTCGTTGGCATTCTTTTCTTTGTTGGCGTTTATTGGTGATTCTTTTTATAGTGCACACTTTGCACTCATATGAATAAGATGATTTGACCTTACCTCTGTCTTTTCTGGTTAGATAGAAATCGGAAAGAAGATCCTTTGTTTCTCCGCAGACTTTACATGTCCTTTGTTGAAACAGAAGATGCTCTAAACCAAAGTCTTCTTCTAAACTCATTTATATTCCCACATGAAGGCTCTGTCACCATATTCATCCGTGTACCATCTATCTCCATCAGAATCTACAAAACTTTCATCGTCAAGTCCATCCGATACAAATCCAAATGGAGCCATGTCTTGTTCGATTTGATTCTTCTGTTCCTCATAGATTTTTTTACGGACATCTTGATCCGTCATCTCTTTGAAGTAGTCTTGTGCTACTAACCATGCAAAGATAACCAAGCACATTGCCAAGTCGTCATTACATCCTTCTTCTGCTTCAAAAGATTGCTTTCTTTGGACAAATGTCGTAAGTTCTGATATAATGTCATAGTCTACAGTTAAGATCTTATGATCTTCAACTAGAGTCTTCAGGTTAGAGCAACCTAACTTCTTTACAGCAGAAGTCATTCTTACTCCCATCTGGGATTTCTTTCCAGAGAATCCATGCCCAACAATTTGTCCAGCACGACCCCTCATAGAAGCCATAAGCATATTGTCATACTCAAGATCAAAGTGTAAGATATTAGCAACCTGATCACCAATATCATTTACCTCACATAGAACCCAAGCGTTATTATATTTTGTTGCTATCTCATAAATGATGCTAGGAAATAGCATCGGTTTAATTTCATTGTTTCTATATTTTGCTACTACCTTATAGGGAAACTCGGTTATATCAAATAGTAAGAAAGCCGAATAATCATTGCCAATACCCCTGGCAACGTCAACTGTCATCATATAATTATTTTCGGGTCTAACCTTTTCAAAGATATCCAATCCAGCGTTGCTTTGAATCGGATCTTCATAAACCATTGACTTTAGGATTGCAGGAGCAATCAGAGTGTCAACAGATCCTAAGAATTCGCATTCAAACTCAACACGGAATTGTGACTCCGAAGTATTTCGAATAGTCTGTTCTTTCCAGGCCTCATCTCTTCCTGGTACTTCTGACCAGTGAACTTCCGTTGGAACGTATTCGTTTCTCTTTCTCTCAGCATCATGCCAGTATCGGTAGAAGTGATTCATACCGTGTGGCGTTGACACCATAATTACTTTGGTGCTTTGGCCAGAAGAAATAGTAGGATAAACAGAGGCAAAGAATTGATCAGCAATGTGATTCGGGATGAACGCGAACTCGTCGAGAAAGATGATATTATAGGATCCGCCTCGGACAGCAGACGCTGAAGTAGAAGCAGCGAGAATCTTTGACCCATTCTCTAACTCAACATTACCTTTGTTCCATACCAGGATACCTTGCTGCATCCACTTTGGCAAGTTTTCGTAAGCAAGTTGTAATCTTGCCAACAGGTCTCTGGCTGTAGATGCCTTGTTAGCGAGAATAGCAATGTTTACGTTATCATTGAACAATGCATAGTGTAGCAAATATGATACGCAAGTCGTAGACTTACCAGTCTGACGTGGCATCTTACAGATATTGAATCTGTGTGCGTGGAAATTTCTAATCAGTTTCTCTTGAAATGCATACATCTCAAAGGGAACAAGACCTTTGTCAAGAGAAACAATTTGAATGTAATTCTTGGCAAAATATACTGGATCATCTTTACATTTAATAAACTCCTGAATTTGATCAGGTGTAAAGTTAATCTTTGTATGAGCCTTTTTTAGATTCGGATTACCAAGATAAATATCATCCATTATTACACTAGAGTGCCTTTAGCACGACGAATTTCACGAAGTTCTTCCAAGTTCTTTTGCTTGGTTCCACCATCATATCCCCAAGCATATCCCTCAATGATCATCTGATCATTCAAAGATAATTCTTCATTATTGATGTAAAGGTTGCCAATAATTCTTCCATACTTCTCAGTAGAGTCTGGAAGTTGTGTGCGAATAATAATATCTTCTGCGTCTTCTAGACGATGCTTTAGCCAATTCTTTGCATCAAGACCTAATGCTTTTTCTTCTGCGTCTTTTGTACGACTTTCTGGTGTATCAATACCACCAAGGCGTATTCGCTTAGCAAGAGAGATATCGAAACCAAGATCAATGTCAGCGTCGATTGTGTCACCGTCTACTACTCTACCTACAGATTTGATTCTGTAAACGTATGGATCTTTCTCAAATGTCATTTCTATGAAATGCTTCCGGTTCTGTATTATGTATCCAAGTTTTTAACTTGTGAAGATACGAACGAAGCATATTAGCCTGATTGGCGTGAAATGGATCTTGAGTTTCTATGTACAATCTATTGTGAAGGTCAATACCATCCAAGCACTTCTTTATGATAGGGTTCCAAGGTTCCCTAAAAGAAGTATTCCATTCGCGTGGCATACGTTTACTTTTTCTTACCCCCGTTCTTGGCCTTCTTCGCTGTCGCGTTGCCCTGATTCTGTTTGCTCTGACCCTTTTTGCCCTTGTTCGCGGACTTGGCCATCTTCCTGCATCTCCTTAGACGCCATAATCAATATATAGGCAACACAGTACGCTGTAAAGGCTAAACCGCAACAAAGAATTATAAAAACTCCCCAGACAAATTCAACGTCTGTGGACGTACCAAATACCCAGAATGGGAACAACGATGAGAGCATAGCAAAGTGCTCCGAGTGTATAAGGGTTATTTAGAATCCAGTGTGAAAAGTGTACCACTAGTGAGCCGTCCCATTTCCTTTATAATCATCTGAATCATAGTAACCACCTTTTTTCGATCCCATAAAAAGTGTAGCGATTACAAATGGGATCGCTAATACAAAAAGAAATCTTCCGAGTAAATGTTCCATTATTCTCCAGTGTTCAATTCGTTGAGATAGTCTGTCCACCATTGAGGATCTTTTTGCATTTTCCATTGTGGAACCTCTAGTCCTTTTTCGGAATAGTATTCCAGTAAAACATCATCGATAATCTGTGCGACTTCCATATTCCTCTTCCTCTTCATCAACGTCTTCATATGCATTGTCCACATATGGTCCATGGGGTCGTTTGGAATCTTCTCTGACATAGGTTCTTTCAGCTTCGATGCTTGCAATCCATACACCTAGTTTCATAACTATGTAGATAATAGCAAGCGGAGCAAAACATAGGAGCAATCTAAATGTCATCATCGTCCTCCCAGTATCCATCAAAAGGTTCTTCCATGAGTTCTCTATGCTTCAAAAACCTCATGGCTTGACGCAGCAACTCTTCATCTTTTTCCGTAAAGATAGTTTCCTCGTCGTTCATTTGTTTTTAAGTAATTCTTCTACTCTTCTACGCATATCCTCTGTCTTTTTCTGATCTCTTTCACAATGTCTATATCCACGATGACCTTTCATAATCATCGTGCCTTGATAAAACATTGTTGCAGCAAAAACTAACAGCAGTACTATACCAATTATTTCAGGGTAATGTTCAGCCATGGTAGAACGGGAGGAATAACACCAATAAGTCTTAGAAGTCCCTCAGCAAATAAAGCAAGAACCAGCCAACCGACGCACATACTAATGATAGAAGCATTACGGTTGTGTCGTCGTATTGCTGCATCGATCATCTCCTGGCATTCACCTTGAGTTATTAATCTATCCTTCGGGGAAGTCATTTTCCAACTCGGTAAGTCGTTTCTCCCATGTTACACCACCATCTTTTCCTTTGCATGGGTTTATGCAGGTTTCATCACCTAATTTATTACATACCAGACCAGCAAGATCTAATTCGTTTCCTTTCTTGCCTGTTCCGGTCCAATAATGTTCTCCATTAATCCAAATGGCTCCACATTTAGGGCATTCTTTTCTCTCAAGCGAGAGATCAGACAGCTCTTTATCGCTCATCTTCGTACTCCTTAAGGAACTTCTCGAAATTAGTGGTGTCCTTAATGAGTTGTCTTTTTAACTTCCACCCCATGTACTTCATTTGAACTCTTACAAATGCATATCTAACTTGCAGATCCGCATATGCAAATAATTTCATTGTCTCTTCATAACCAGCGTAAGCTATGAGGATCAAGACGAATACTAGGATGAAATAGGCACCGTACATATCGAGTATCAATCTGATACTATTATACAGATATTTAGAAAAAATAGTGTATCTTTATGTTACAATGTTTTGAAAAAAATATGAAGTTATGCTAAATAAAAAGTTTTCTTTATACTTTAATAAAGTTTTAATTATCTCTGTTCAATCCAGTTAAGTACCGCAAGGGCTGCTTTGTTGGTGTTGGGAGAGGCACATGCAAGAGTGTAAGTGTCACTGATTGTACCAATACCAGATCTTCCAAGTTGTAGATCAGCAAATCTATCAATCTCATTTAAAGA